TCCTACTATTTCTGCATACTCTACCAAAGAATCAAAACCCATTTTGCCACCGCTTTTTATTTGTCGGTTAATATGTTGCGGATTCCTTCCTACTTTTTTGGCAAATTGCGCTTGATTTAGCCCACTACTTTCTATCAAATATTTCAATAAATTCATTTGTTTTTTTGACAAAGATACAACCGACTTCAAAATTAAAATGTTAAAGTTTGTTAAAAAATAACCCGCAATGGTTATTTGGTTTATCTTTGTTGAAACAAAAAAATAATAATATTATGGAATCACAGAAACGCCTTGCAACTTTAAACTCACGATATGAGAAGTTGGTAGAATTAAATGCAGAAAACAGATACACTTCATCTGAACGTTGCGGACAGTATTTATCATTGCTTTTAAGCATTAAAAAAGAAAAGATGAGTATATGGATTNAAAACAGAAAAGACCCGCTTACGGNGGCTAATTTAGAAAACGCTAAAAATGCAATTATCGNATTAACTTACAAGCAACTTTTTAATTTAACAAGTCCAGTATAATGAAAAAACTAATTTATATTAATAGCGTTACCAAAGGGATTGTTAACGCTATTGGAAAATGTAAATTTTCTATAAAAGAAATCACAACCCAATACAACAGACGTTTAACAGTAGATGATGCAATCAGTTTTTTCATCTTAAAATCTTAAAAAAATGATAGAAGTAATCCAATACCAAAAATTTAGAATTGAAGCGCTAGAAGCCGAATTGAAAAAAGTAAACGAATTACTCCATACAACGGCAAAAGAAATCGAAGTTATTATTTTAGACCCAAACTTCGACAAACCATTATCTAACTTAAATAAAACTTATTAATTATGGAAGCTAAACACCACTATCGAGCAGTAGCAAAATCCGACCATTTAGGGAGCGCAGATTTAGAAGATTTTATCGAACAAAAAAAGTCGTTAATTTTTACAATTAAGGAAGTAAAACAAGAATACGGGGCATCAGTAGCAGGAAAAAAAGGGGATTTTAATATTGCATATTTTGTTGAAAACATAAAACCTTTAGTTTTAAATTCGACAAACGCAAAGCAAATAAAATCATTTTGCGGTGGAAGTCCGTTTGTTGAAGATTGGAAATTAGTACCTATTGAATTGTATTTAGATGCTAATGTAAAGATGAAAGGCGAGGTTGTGGGGGGTATTAGGATTAAACCAATACAACCAAAGGCAAAAGTAAAATTATCGTTTACAGAAGCTAATTTTGACAAAGCAAAACAAGCCAACGCAACAAAAGAACAAATTGAAAAATCTTACAAAATTACGGACGAAATCTATAAAAAATATTTAGAATATGGAAAAGCAACGAAGTAATGAATGGTTTGAATCTCGAAAAGGCAGGTTTACTGCATCGAGAATAAGCGACCTTTTAGGGATTAAAGGACTAGGACTAACAGGCGAAGCATACATCGAAGAGAAGGCAAACGAAATAGTTTTCGGACTAGATGAAGAAGATGGTTTTGTTTCCTTTGATATGCAAAGAGGTATTGATTTAGAGCCGTTAGCATTTAATAAATTCAAAGAAATTAAAGAACTGGATTTTATAGAAGTCCAAGAAAGTTATTTCTATCCATTTGGCGACAATGCGGGCGCTTCTCCAGATGGAAACGTTGGAAAAGACGAAATTTTAGAGATAAAATGTCCAAAGCCTAAAAAGTTCTTTCACATTGTTAGGAGCGGAATAAATGCAATTGACAAAATGTACATTGACCAGATGCAGATGCAGATGTTATGCAGCAACTCCGTAAGGTGTTATTTTTTCAATTACATTATTTACAACGGGATTGAAATGTGGCACGAAATAATAGTTGAACGGGACGAGGTAAGAATTGAACTAATAAAAAGCAGAATTACAGAAGCAGTCAATTTAAGAAATGAATTTGTAGAATATCTAATTAATAATAAACAATTTTAAAATGGAAGTAATTGGTAAAATTAAAGTAGTTCAAAACGTAGTCGAAAAAGGCACGTTTAAAAGTCAAAATGTAGTTGTAACGACAGACGAGCAATATCCACAACATATTTTGGTGCAATTTGTACAAGATAAATGTGATTTGCTAAATAACTACAAAGCAGGTCAAGACGTAAAAGTTAGTATTAATTTACGGGGGCGAGAATGGGTAAATCCAAAAGGCGAAGCGGTTTATTTTAATACCATTCAAGGTTGGAAAATAGAATCAGAAGGCTCAAAAGAAACGCCTAAAATTGTAGATGAAGCAGTTGCAGAAAACGATTTACCTTTCTAAAACTAATAACACCCGCTATTAATTTAGCGGGTTAATTTAAAAACTAAAAAAATGGAAACACCCGCACACTACGACAATAGCAATGGTTCGCTTTACAAATTTTGCGAAAAACAAAAATTGAATAGTTACGAATTTGACCTTATAAAACGCATTATTCGATGACGAAAGAAAGGACAGTTTGAAGCCGATTTAAACATTACAAAAGTATTAATTGAATTATACCTTAAAGAATATGAAGTACACGATACCAGAAGTGGCAAAGATGCTTAATATGTCGGACAAAGGCATAAGATTGAGGTGCAGTAGGCTAGGAATTACAGGACCATTTAGACCGATTATGATTAACGAAAAAAACCTAGAAAGAATAAAAAAATACAAATACGTTCAACTATTTAGAAGTAGTTTCTATTTCTCAAAAGATGGAGAATTTTTAATAATTAACTCACGCTTAAACGAAAATAAATTATGAATACAATTAACAACACACAGGTTGACTGCACGTCTCGAAAGTGAAGCAAGTTCTGCCCTTAAGATGTTGGGAGCATCGCTAGGGCAGACCCGAAAGGGTAAAAACGAATTGAGTGATGAGGTAAAAATTTCCTTACTAGGAAATTTAACGAAATAAAAAAACCGATGCACTAACACCGGTTTTAAAAAATCGAATTCTAACAGCCGAGCAAGGCAAAAAAAATTTAATTATGGCAAAGATACACATTTTGCAAAGACTTGTTAATACCAAAATTAACAGCGATAAGTCGAAAGAAATTTTAGGGACTATTATAAGAAAAGAGTTTGACAAAACTAAAGACGAAGATCGAGCTTTCGAACTTCTTTTTTTGGCTTTCAAATGGAATCTACCTCAATTCAATGAAATGATTGATGATTACGAATTACATGACTTTAAATGGTTTGTATCATGATGGCAATACTCACAATTCTAATAACCGGAGTACTATTCGGAATAGTAGCAACGCTTTCCTTCCTATGGTGGGCGGTAAAACAAAATAAAAAATAAATTCTAAAAATAGAGCAAAAATGAAAAATATTGAAATTAAAAAAATTGGGTTAATCAACTTTAAAGGTGTTAGAAATCTTGAAATTGACTTTGATAAAAGCACCAATATTTTTGGCGATAACGCAACTGGCAAAACAACAGTTTTCGACGCCTTTACTTGGTTGATGTTCGGAAAGGACTCTACCGACAGAAAGGATTTTGAGATTAAAACATTAGACAAAAACAATGTTGTAATTCCAAAAATTGAGCACGAAGTTTCGGCCATTATTATTGCAGATAACGAGCAAATTTCCATCAGAAGAATTTTAAAAGAAAATTGGGTTAAAAAAAGAGGATCATTAGAAAGTGAATTCGCTGGAAATGTAACCGAGTACTATTGGAACGAAGTGCCAATGCAACAAAAATCATTTCAAGAAAAAGTTAGTCAAATATTGGATGAATCAGTTTTTAAAATGATTACCAATCCACTTGCTTTTAACGCAATGAAATGGCAAGACAGAAGGTTGGCGCTTATTAAAATTGCGGGCGAAGTTTCAGACCACGAATTAGCATCTGGGAACTCCGAGTACGAAAAACTAATTGCACAATTGGTAAACGGCAAAACGCTTGAAGATTATCGAAAACAAATTCATGCTTCGATAAAAAAAGCGAAAGAAGATTTGAAATCTATACCAACTAGAATTGATGAAATTTCAAAATCAATGCCTGAAACTCTTGACTTCTTGAAATTAGCAGTTGAAGTAGAAAGCAAAGAAAATGAAGTTTCTAAACTAGACGCTGAAATTGCCGACAAATCAAAAGCATTCGACGCCGTATTAGAAGTCAACCAAGGCAAGAAAATCAAAGCTTCAAATTTAAAATCTGAAATTCAAGAAATTGAAAACAAAGCGAAGATTAAAGCCAAATCAGATGCAACTCCAGATAACTCTAATTTAGATGTTTTGCGTTCTAAATTAAATACAACTACTTCTAATTTAGGTACCGCAGAAAACGCAATCAAAACTTTAGAATCAAAAATTGCTACTTTGGAAAACGAGATTGTAAGCATTGATAAAAAAGTGATTGCAAAGCGTGAAGAATGGGCGGTTGAAAACGCAAAAGAATTGACCTTTGATGCTAATGATTTTCATTGTCCAACTTGCAAGCGTGAATTTGAAATAGGAGACGTTGAAGGTAAAAAAACTGAAATGCTTCAAGACTTTAAAAATCGAAAATTAACCAATCTTTCAGAAATTCAGAATCAAGGCAAAAAGATTTCAGAAGAAAAAACAACTACTCAAGCTGAAATTGATGCTTTGAAAGTTAGAATTGAAAACGGTAAAAATCAAATTGAAATTCTTAAAAACACTTCTGCGAATCAAAAAGAAGCATTGGATGTAGAATTATCAAAGTCAAATCTAAACCAGCCAAAAGACGAAGTTTTGATTTACGAATGTATTTTATCTCTTGACCAAAGCTACAAGTCAAAAAAACTAGAACTGATTGATGTTGAAGATACCATTGAGGAAATTCCAAAAGTGGACGTTTCAGATTTGAACACTCAAAAGCAAACTTTGAAAGCAGAAATTGATTCAATTAAAAATCAGTTGCAAACTGAAAATCAAATTATTTCTGTCAAAGCAAGGATAAAGGCTTTAGAAAATGAAGAAAGTACTTTGGCTCAACAAATTGCCAACGTAGAGAAAGAGCAGTTTGTAATCGAGAACTTCAACAAGCTTAAAATCGACACTTTGGAATCTCGAATCAATGAAAAATTCAAATTTGTAAAGTTTAGGATGTTCGAGAGTCAAATTAACGGTGGTGAGATTGAGTGTTGCGATGCTCTTATTGATGGCGTTCCTTTTTCCGACGCCAACACCGCCTCCAAAATTAATGCTGGATTAGACATCATTAACACGCTCTGCGAATTCTATCAAGTTAACGCACCCATCTTTATCGATAACCGAGAAAGCATTGTAAATGTAATTGACATCCAGTCGCAGATAATCAACTTGATTGTTTCGGAAGTAGATAAGAAATTAAGAGTAGTGTAATGAATTCCTACAACGTAAAAAGAAACTCCGATGGCTGGGTAGTGGAAAACTGCCCAATCATTCCTGGAGTAAAGATTGGATCATTTGATTGCACTGCAAACTGCAAAAACAATCATACTAGTAAAAATGAAATTCGGAAACATGGATTTGATATTCCGGAAATCATTTGTTTTAAAGGCGAATTATTGCCAAAAGAAAATCAACAATTAAAAATCGAAATACCATGAGTAAATATAGCAAAGCAAAAGTATTATGCCTATGTACGGGGTGCTTTTGTAGTAAAAGATACATTTCAAAACCACCAGTGATTCGGTGGTTTTTTTATTTTAAAACTTTAACACTCCGTTAACATTTTGGTACACTTTTGTACCGTATATTTGTACAAGAGTTAAGGAAGTGATTATCACGGCAAACTTAAATAACTAAAAATTATGAAAACTTTAAAATCAATAAAAGAAAATGTAAACGTAGAATTATTAGCTACTACATTCGCTTACGAAGATGTTTCA